AACTCACGAGTCCGACTCCGTTCGCTCCGGCGCCGAAGCAGCCGCGACGGACGCACTGGTCATACCCCGGCCCGACGCCGACGCCCCCGGTCGTCACGACGATCCGCCTTGCGCTCTCCTACCGGACGCGCACTGAGACGCAGCGACGCGCGAGCCACTACACCCTCGGCGAGCCTACGACGCTCCAGGTCTTCTCTGGGCCGCGTGTCACGCTCGTCAGCGTCCGCACCCGCGTCGAGGCGGTCCGCCGCGCTTCTCGTTACCGGCTCGCCCCGCCGACGAAGATTAACCCGCTCGCGACGCTCGCCCAACAGACGCTGCGCGTCGTCACCGTTGCCGTCAGGACGCGGGTCGAGTACCGGCGCCACGTCGTCCAGCACTTCCTGCAGCCGCCGACCGCGATCCTTCCGAAGGCGGACATCGAGCGGCAGACGATCAGGACGAAGTTCAAGATCGCCGTCTGGGGACGCCTCGACCGCGTCCGGCGGATCCCGCACTACATCCTGTTCCAGCCGACCGTCGTCGTCCCGATCGCGCTCGTCAACTGGCGCCTGTCGCCCGACACGAACTGGATCTTCGAGGCGGCGGCTGCGAACGATTGGCTCGCTGATCCGGCTGCCGGTTGGGAGATGGAGGCCAGCGCGAACTGGCTGATCGAGGCTGACCCTGGATCGGGATGGATCATCGGAAACCGATAGGAGCGCCATGCCGCTAATGGGAGTGCCAGCAGGAGGAGCGCCCGGACCACAAGGACCGCCGGGAGCCGACGGAACATCAGGTGTAGGAATCAACGTGAAAGCGTCTCCGTACAACGCCAAGGGCGACAACTCCACGGATGACAGCGCAGCATTTCAAGCCGCCATCGACGTAGCGACAGGGGCCACAAACGCGGAGGTCGACATTTTCGTCCCCGGCGGACGCTACATCATTAACTCGGCTCTAAACTTCGGGACGAAACGCGTGCGGTTCATCGGCGAAGGAGGGACGACCTACGGCGATCCACGACACGGATCCGTGCTGAAGACTGGCACGAACGGGATGACTCTGCTCAATATCGACGCAGGCGGCTCGCTCAACCCTGCGGGACCAAAGTTCGAGAACCTCATGCTCTACGACGCTGCGCTGGGATCCACGCTCGTCAGCATCACGAACACGAACCGCGTGTTCTTCCGGGACGTGATGTTCGCCGCCAACACGAATGCTGACGGCACAATCGGATTCGCATCGACATTCCCGGGCGGAGGCGACTGCAGTTGGCATGACTTCACGAACTGCACCTACTACAACCTCACGTCAATGTTCGCACCAACGAAGTGTCTCGGCGTCGTAGTCACCGGCGGGTCGTTCAACGGTTGCGCCACAAACATGAACCTTCTAGGGAACGCAGCGCACTGGCGGGTAACCGACGTGAAGGCGGACGGCGGAGCGTTCATCTGCTACGGCGCCTGGAACACCTTCAAGGGAATCAAATGGGAGGTGCAAAGCAGCACCGCCGTGCAGGGATTCCTGATCGACTACGACGGGGCAACCACGAACAGCGGCCAGTACAACAGCGTATTCGGACTGACGATGAACGCGAACGGCGGGTCGAGCGTGAATGGCTTGAAGCTCTCCACGAACGCACTCTGCAAGTACAACGCCATCTACGGATTCAGCGCGGCAGGCTTCGCGGACGAGACGCACGGATGCGCGGTAGCGAACCAGAACGTCATCGAGTTCCTCAATCCGAACTCGAGCTACGGCATGCGTTACGACAATGGCATCGGCAACTTCGTCCAATCAGCATCCCCCGGCACAAGCGGCATCGCAGTCGGGTCGAAGTGGACGGACATCGACGACGGACAGTTCTACGTGTTTCAGTCTGGCGCTTGGCACGCCGTCACGGTGAGCTAAGTGCCGATCGGCATTCCGACAGAACGCTACGCCCAGATCCTCTCGGGGCAGACTGGAACGACCATTCTGTCGCCAGCCACCACAATCGCCGCAGGGACATGCGCGTTCGTGCTGGCGACGATCGGTGCGAACAAAACGATTAGCTCCGTGGTCGACTCAGTCGGGAACACATGGACTGTCGACAAGACCATCAGCGACGGTACGCGCGCGGTCGGTTCCGCATCTGCAGAGATCGTCACGCAGATCACGTCTAGCGACACCATCACGATCACATGGTCTAACGCGACCTCGTCGCAAGCCCACATTTGGGTGCAGGAAGTCACCGGCCTCGTAACCTCATCTCCGTTCGACACGTTCAAGACCGGGACGGGGACGACCACCGATCTGACAACCGGGCCCACCGCAACGCTGGCGCAGGCCAACGAGATCGCATTTGGGTGCTTCCGTTGCAATACATCGAACACCACATGGACGAAGGATGCGTCGTGGTCGAACCCAACGACGCCTACGCTCGACGCCTTCTCGGGCCTCGAGTACATCATCGTGGCGTCAACGACTGCCCTCACGGCTGCCCCCACGGGACCCGCATCAACGATCAACTGGGCCGGGCTTGTCGTGACATACAAAGGGGGAGCTACTGGTCCGCAGATGATCCCCGGCCCGTCGCCCGTGCTTGGCCTCCAGGCGTAAACCGATAGGCGCAGACCGTGAGCGACGACGTCTCCTCCTGGTACGCGTCCGACCTTTCCACCGAGTTCATCAAGGTGAAGGTCACGGCCACCGTCAACGGCAACGCTGCCTACAACCCGACCGTCGACGTCGTCTACTTCGCCTTCGTGGCGCGAGAGGCCGAACCACAGAACAGCGACTGGGTGGTGGGTCGGTGGGAGACGGAGACGCTCGTCACGCCGAACGGCACCGTGCACATCTACCGGGCGCTCGGACTGATCGGGCCCACCGCGAAAGTGCTCGCCCGCGGCGTCTACGACGTGTACGTGAAGATCGTCGACAACCCGGAGATTCCGGTGCGGTACGTCGGCATCCTCGAGGTCGGCGCGTGACCGACATCCGTACGACTCTCTATCTCGAAGGAGAAGAGGTCGAAAAGGTGTCGAGCAGAGTGGCAAAGGCGGCCGACTTGCAGATCCCACCCGAGTCACGCGCGGCGCTTGCGACATTCTGGCGCTCCCATCCCTCACTGCGGGCCCACTGCAAGAAGGAGTACGGCTTCGATCCGGTCCGCCAGCCCGACGACTACTGGAAGCCCGGATTGGCTGAGCCGGAACACGCCGACGTCCTTCGCGAAGCGCGCAATAAAGGGTTCACGCTCGACCTCGTGAAGCGCTGGCAACGCGAGGAGCTCGCGGAAGCACGGAAAGATGCCATCGAGAAGGCGACCAACATCGAGGCGCACCTGCGCATCGTCGGCGTGATGCACCACCCGTCCGGTGCCCGCGTCTACCGGCTCGCCACCCGCGACGACCACTACGTCGGCCGCACGAACCCGACGAAGGCGCGTGCCTTGAAGAACGACGTCGTCAAGGTGACTGCGCGCCACGTGAAGCCGACCGACGCTGGTGATCTCGCCTGGACGAACCTCGAGGTGGCTGGTCTGAACACGGGGCGTCGCGCCGACAGCCGCCGAGACATTCTCGCGCGCATCGGCGGCGGAGACATCACGCCCGACATGGCGATGGTGAAAGACGACGCTCCGCCCGCAGGCGACGAAGGCACGACCGACCCGGACGCGGTCGCGAACGTTCCGATGGGGCCGACCGCGAACTCGGTGCACGTCAACCGCCCGCTGAAGAACATCAGCCTCTTCTACGGACGCAAGAACAAGAAGGTCGGCGTCGTCAAGGCGTGGGGGATGGAGCAGCAGCTCGTCTACGGCGTCGTGCTAGAACCGGACGTGTTCGACCGCCAGGGCGACTACGTGCCGCGCGCACACGTAGAGAAAGCGGCGCATGGCTACCTGAAGAAGGCCCTGCGTGGCAGCAACCGAGTCACGAAGCTCCAGCATCGCGCGAACGCGTTCTTCCGGGACCAGCCGTCGATCGTCCCTGTCGAGTCGTTCATCGCCCCGGTCGACTTCACGTATCAGGGCAGCAACGAGCCGGTGAAGGCGGGAACGTGGGTGATCGTGCTGCACATCGAGGACCAGGACCTCTGGGATCAGGTAACGGCGTGGCACTGGGATGGCATTTCGATCGGCGGCTCCGGCAAGCGCACGCCGATGGGTCCTGTCGGCCACCACTGAACCGTTCCCGCAAGACGCCGATACCCCGACGCCGATGAGCCTCTTCCGTCACAACCGACTCGAAGATGTGGAGGGCCGTGAGTTGTCTCTCGTCAAATCCGGTGCGAATGGGCGCCGCATTCTGCTTCGCAAGGATGATGAGCCGCTCGAGTTCGCCGACATGCTGTCCGTCCCCTGGGAGCACGAGGGCGCGTTCAGCGACATGCTCCGCAAGGAGGGAGTCGACGAATCGACGATCGACGCAGCGATCGGCGGCTTCCGTCTCCTGAAAGCCGCCAGCGACGATCTCCCCGAGGACGTCCGCGTCGTCGTGGAGAAGCTCGGTTCGCAGATGTACCCGATCATCAACAAGCCGCTCAACAACATGGACGACGCGGACGCGGGAACCGAGGGGACGAACGACAACGGCGCGAACGACCTCGACGACCCCGAGGACACGACGTCGATGGCGAAGGACGAGGACGACCCGGACGAGGACGTCGACGATGTCGCGAAGCGGAACTTCGACCGCGGCGTTGGGGGCGGCGTCGATCGCGACAAGCTTCCCGCGTCAGACTTCGCGGGTCCTAACCGGACGTACCCGATCGTCACGCAATCGGACGTCGGGGACGCGATGAAATTGTCAGGCAAGGCAGCGGATCCAGCAGCCGTCAAGGCGCGGATCGCTTCCATCGCCCGACGCAAAGGACTCACGCCTCCGGGCGGGAGTGACGCCAACGTCAAAAAGGGGGGCACGATGTCCGATGGGACACTGCCGGTTCCGATCAGGAAGGACGACGGGTCCTGGGACCTGTCCGGCGTCCCGGAGGAGAACCGGACCTTCCTCGAGACGGTCCTGAAGGCGCATGACGATGCCGCGGCTGCCAACACGGAGCTCAAGGCACAGATCGTCAAGGAGCGCGAGGACCTCGCGAAGGAGCGCAACTTGCGCCGCGAGAGCGAGTTCATCCAGAAGGCCGAGGGCTACAAGCACTTGGTCGAGGATCCGAACGAGCTCGGGCCGGTGCTGAAGGAGATCGCTGACGCCGTCTCCCCGGAGTCGTTCGCGACCCTGGAGAAGGCACTCTCGGCCGCCGAGGCGCGCGTCGAGACCGGCGATCTGTTCAAGGAGCTCGGCGCAGCGAACCTGCCCGGTGAAGAGTCCGGCGGGGACGCGATGGCGAAGCTCGAGAAGATGGCCGCAGACCTCGTCGAGAAGAGCGGCGACACGGAGATGACGGTCGAGAAGGCCTTCGCCCACGTCCTCGTCACTCCGAAGGGACGCGAGCTGTACTCCGCCTACCTGGCCGGGGGGGTGGCATAGATGGCAGTCGAGAACAACGTCGGGATGGACTGGTCGCTTGCGGCCAACGTCGATCTCAGCGCGAAGCAGTTCTTCTTCGTCCTGTGCAACTCCACCAGCAAGGCCGACCTCTGCACAGGAGCGGCATCGGAGGGATTCTTCGGAGTCCTACAGAACGACCCGACGCTCGGCCAGGCCGCCGAGATCCGCTACGGCGGCATCTCGAAGGTCGTCTGCGGCGGGGCTTTCAACCCGGGTGACTACGTCACCTCGGACTCGGCTGGGAAGGCGATCAAGTACACGAAGGCGACCGTGTTCACGGGTACGCCGTACGTGGTCTCCGGCTCGTCGGTCTATGGCCTCGCGCTCAGCGCGGGCGTCAACGGCCAGCGCGCATCCATCGTCGTGCAGCCCATGGGGCTCCACAACTAACCGGCACACAGGGAAAGGGGGGTTAACAAGACATGCCAGAGCCTTCTCTCAACGCTGTCCATGTAAACAGGCCGCTGACGATGATCAGCCAGGCCTATTTGCAGGACGCGCGAATGTACATCGCAGACAAGGTCTTCCCCGTCGTGCCGGTGAGCAAGCAGTCCGATCGCTACTTCATCTACACGAAGGGCGACTGGTTCCGCGACCAGGCGCAGATCCGCGCCCCGGCCACGGAGTCGGCAGGTGGCGGCTACGGGCTCGACAACACGCCGACCTACTACTGCCCGGTCTACGCGTACCACAAGGACGTCGACGATCAGGTCAGGTCCAACTCGGACGACCCGCTGAACGCGGATCGCGACGCCACGATGTTCGTGACGGAGCGGATGCTGATGAGCCGTGAGCGCCAGGCCGTCAACATCTTCTTCACCACGTCCACGTGGACGGGATCCTCGACAGGCGGAGACATCACGCCGGGCACATTGTGGTCGGCCGCGAACTCCACGCCTCTCGAGGACATCGAGACGCAAATCTGGGCGATCGAGGGCCAGACCGGGAAGTTCCCGAACCGGCTCGTGCTCGGAGCTACCGTCTGGAAGATCCTGAAGAACCACTCGGAGATCATCGAGCGGATCAAGTACACGCAGCGGGGCATCAACACGCCGGAGATCCTGGCGTCGCTGATCGCGCCTCCGGGAGTCAACGACTTCCAGGTGCTTGTCGCCGCGGCGATCTACAACACCGCAGAAGAGGGGGCGACCGACAGCTTCACGTGGATCGCGCCCACGAAGTCCGCGGTGCTGCTGTACTCGCCAGCGGAAGCAGGCATTCAGGTGCCCGCGTCGGGCTACAACTTCACCTGGACGGGTCTGCTGGGTGCAGGCGCATTCGGGTCGGTCATCTCGACGATCCCGATGCCCTTCCTCGGCCGGAACACCGTCCGGATCGAAGGCGAGCTCGCGTTCGTCACGAAGATCGTCGGGGCAGACCTCGGCGCGTACTTCCTCAACGCAGTCGCGTAAGGAGAGACATGAGCGCAACAATGATCGAGTACATGGTCGAGAAGCCCCGGCCCATCCAGTTGAGCACGGGGGAGACGATCGAGGCGCAGGTCGGCCAGATCCTCTCGGCAGAGGAGGTCGAGTCCTGGGGTGAGGCCGCGGTGCGGCACATGACAGGAAGCGGCATCATCCGCGCGATCCCACTCGTTCATTCACCGCGTTCGCCAGAGCTCGTCGCCTCCGCAGGCTCGAGCATGGGGGTCGAAGGGGGCAGCGGCGATGCCGCTGCCCCCGCTGCCACCGACGGCTCGTACCCGCAGCACAAGGGCGGCGGGATGTACGTCCTCTCCGACGGCTCCGAAGTGA